AATACCAGCAGCCTGTGTCATTGTAATAGTAGATCCAGCAGAACTAAAATCTATTGAATTTACTCCCAATGATCCACTTGCAACATTTGCCTGTGCAAAAGTTGCTGAACCAGCAAATGTTTGCAGATTAACACCAGCAATAGCACCATAAATAGCACCAATATTGTTTGAACTAAAACCAGCAGCAATACTTAAACTACTTTGACCATAAGTTGCTACACTGGATGCGTTATTTGCAGCAGTTAAAGCAGCTATAAAAGTACCATAACCAACAACATCAATATTACCTGAAACTTTTGAATTTCCACTTGTTTGGAAAATATATCCAAAATCAGGATCACTATTTTGCCCAACACGAAAACCTCCATCAGCAGAAAACCTATGAAAATATGTAGGAGTTGCTGAACCTATTGGAGTTGTTTCAACTGCAATATATCCACCATTGTTTCCAGTAGAAAAGTTTTCAGCAGCAAAAATATCAAAACCAGCACCACCAGCAAATATAGTTCCATCATACCCCCTACCTGAATAGTTTGTAATGGAATCACCACTTTGTATTGCTAATTTAGTGGCATTTGTACCTCTTGCCCTGTATCCAGTTATATCAGCATCATCAGCAGCATTATTTGAAGCAGCAACAAATTTCCATCGTGTGTTGCCATCATAATAAGTTTGCAACTGACTTGATCCATCATCAGTTCCACCAACTACAAAACGGCTATTTGTTCCAGTTAATGTTATGAATCCAGTTCCTTCGGTTACTATTGAATCACCAATACTGGATGAACTGGTGAACTTGCTCAAAGTTCCTATTGTACCTGATCCAGTTACAGTTCCAGTACCTGAACCGCCAATAAGATCCCAATCAGAACCAGTATCACGATAAAATTCGTATGTATCAGTTGAAATAAAAATGCGACCAACCACCCCAGCAGCAGGGCGATTAGCAAAAATATCAGAATTGAACATTGGAGTCCCTTTCTGATTCAGTATAGAGAGATCCAGTGTTATCATTATATGTAAAGTTTACGGATTACGATAAGTAAGTTTCCTGTATTAATAGGAGTTGCAAAAGTTAATTGGTATTGTGTAGTATCTAATTCACCCCTATTTCCTGAAATTCTTAAAGATTGATTAGGAAGCAATGGAACATCAGCAATAACCAAATTAGTAGTACCTCCGTTTATGAAAGTAATATCGTTACATTCAGATCCAATGTTTGCAGTAGTGTAATAGACCTTAGTTTCTACATAATACCTCTGATAAGGCTGACCAGTAGACTTGGAAAACTTGTTTTCCTGTTCATACATTGCCCTGTCATTTGCCCTCTTATTATATGCTAATTTCAGCTTATCAGCTGAAATTTCATCCTGAATATTTATTTGTAAATGTTTTGGATTCATTGTATTAATTTTTAGCACATATCAGGAAATTGACCAACTTTCATTGATCGTTTAGCAGCTTTTTTTTGTTTTGCAGCAGTAACCGCTTTTTTTACTACTGGAGCAACTTTTTTAACTGCCTTACTAACTTTTTGAAGTAGTGAAGGCTGCCTAAATTGTTCAGCAGTAATTTTTTCAGGTGCGGGAACTTCAATTTTATATGAATTCTTTTTTTTCATTGATAGCAACAAAATAGCACCACCAGCTAACAGGATATAAATTAACCCTTTGTTTTTCATTTTCTTGATTTTATATATGTTGCTACCAAATAAGCACCAATTCCATATATCAGGATCCATTTGCCATACTTTTCAATATAGAAAGGAACTGATCCTTTTTGTTCTTTTGCTATCTTTTCAACCTCTTGCTTTTTTTCCTCTATTGCCTGTTTAACATCCCCTGAAAATTTGAAACTATCAGGAGTGTGCAGAACAAAATAAGGCTTATTGTTAAAATCAATAAATTGCCAATAAACCTTACCACCTCTTTGAATATAGGAATAAACTTGCCCAACTGGGGATCCAGCAACAATAGTTCCAATTTTAACCAATGATGAATTTAAACGATCTAAATTCTTTTTAGCAAAAAGTGTTTTCCCTATAATCTTATCAGCAGTAATTTCAGGCATATTATTTCCTTAACATTTTAAGCAGAAAATTAAATTGCATTTTGTCGGTTTCTGCCATTTCGCAAAGTAATTCAAGATCACTTGCTAACTGATCATCAACCAATTTCAGCCTTTCTACGGCATCATAAATGCGTTCTTCGTTGTCAATTTCGGTTTCATTTGCCATTGTTTCCGTTTTTTCTATTCCAGCAACGTGCGTAACTTTTTGTGTTGGTGCAAATAAGCTGGATAGTTGTGAAAGAATCATTGTCTGAACTTGTGGGGATTTCATTAATCCAGCAAGGAAGTTTTCTTCCTCAGGTTCTTCATCATCATCCTCCTCCTCAATTTCCTGTTGCATTTTCAATGCAGCTATTTCAGATCTCAAAGCATTAATTTCATTCATCAAATTAGGATTAACCATACCCATTTGATTCATTGGTTGATATGAAACAGGATTAAATGAAGTCGGTCTAAAATGGGTTACAACCATTCCAGTATCTTTTTTCTCAAAATAACCTGATTTCGGCATTTTAGGATGAATCCGCAAAGTTAATGTTGCTTCAACACCCTGTTGCTCTGCCATTCTCAAATTATTCTCTAAATGCTCCCTTGCTTCATTTTCATCATTGCCCCCATAATAAAAAAGTATATCGCCTTTAGAATCATTAACTGACCAAAAAGTTGTTTTAGCATTGGTGTCATACCATTGCATTACCGCATCAGTTCCAGTCAAAAAAGCCTTATTAGGATTCGCCATACAATTATATTAAAGATGAAGGAAAAGTGGATTGATTAGGCATAATATACACCAAAGCAAACACTAAAATTAGATGCACTAATTGAAGAATATGCAGTTGGTGTTTGAATATATGACTTGCTCCAAATAATTTGCTGACCAGCAAAAGGAGTAATATCAAAGCTGAAAGCAGCAGTTGCACTATTTGAAACAACCCTATTGAGTTCCAGTACAGGGATCCTGTTTACTGATTCTTTATCATTGTAATAAAGTACCAAATAAGTTGTTTTCAAGTTTGCAAGGGAAAGCAAAGCATTTCCACTCAATACACTATTTGAAATAGTGTCAGTAGTATAGCAAACAAGATTAAGCAAGGAAACAAAACGCAATTGTGGTTGATCAGGGAAGTAGAAACGAGTTCCAGTGGAAGACTGCGGAACAACAACCTCAATAAATTCGTAATTCTGAACTTTGTTCATTTTTGTTTTATTTTAGAACATAAAAAATAGGGGTTCTATGTTTAACGTGGCATCCCCCTTTCCATTTCAGAAGTTTACTAATATAATTAGCGAACAGGAGTGATATTCTGCCCGAGGATACCCCTCATTATCACGACAATTCTTGGAGCAACTCCAGCTTGAAGAACTGAAATAGCACCTGGCAATTCAAGTGTAATAACATTGTTCTTAGAACCAACCAATACAATGTTTGGTTCAACTGGATAGTAACCATATTCAGTTGCATCGTTTTCATCAATAGTTGTTGCAGTAGATGCAGCACCTTGTTGTGTTTGTGGAACGTACAAATGCCTGTAAAGATCCCAAGATGGAACGATCTGCCTGTTATTTACAACAACTGACAATTTACCATTGTACAAATTATACAAAGCAGTAGCAGCACCCGAAGTGGTGAATGCACTTGCGTTTGGATAAGTGTAAAGTGGGAAAGCAGTAGTTGTAGATGCAGCTGGGATAGAAACAAATACACCAATAGAACTAACTACAAAAGCATCTTGAAGATTCAAGAGATTGTTTGTAGCAAAGTTTGTATTAGATCCTGTGCTATTTACCAAGATAGGAATTTGGTAGGAAGTAGTTGAAGTAGACATTGCTACTTCAGAACGAAGATAAGACTGGGAAAGAACTGCCTGACCAGCAGAAAAACCAGCATTGTTTACTAACGCTCTTGCATTGTCAAATATAAGGCGTTGACCATGTTGTGTTGCCATTGTTTGTTATTTTTTACAAAGTTAATTAATAAGAATATTCTTCATCCATTCCAGCAATTACGCTAAGATTGTCAGGAGTATATCCAGCAATTACGCTAAGATCATCACCAGCCATAACGCTAACAGGAATTTCCATTGCATTGTCAATGGCACCAAGAATGTTAGTCGCTTGAAGCAGTCCAAGACCACCAGCAGCTACCATACCATCACCAATTGACTTACCCAAAGAACCCTTTACAAATTTAGGAAAGAAAGCACCAATTGCCACTACTGCAGCAGACTTGATTTTTGCATCCAAGTTTGGAAGAATTTTACCACTTGAAGTCAGCACCCTTGCAGCAGCAGCACCAGCTACAAGACCAGCAGCATCCATAATAAAAGACTTACCGATTGCACCCATTCTGCGGGATTTCCTGCGACGGCTGGGAGCAGACCTTTTTTTTCTACGTGCCATTTTTTTTGTTTTTTTTTGTTTAGTCGGAAAACTATTCCAAGATTTTTATATTAATCCATTTTCAGCAAAGCTAAAATGAGATTCTTTTGTAATTATAATATGATCCAAAACATTAATATTATGATAACTTGTCGCCTTAATCAATTGTTTTGTCATTGTTTTATCAGCTTCAGAAGGTTTTAAATTTCCTGAAGGATGATTATGGCACAATATTAATCCGACTGCACCCATTTGTAATGCTCCAGCTAAAACTAACCTAACATCAACACTTGCAGAACTCATAGATCCAATACTATGAACATAAACACCCAATACTTTATTTGCAGTATTTAAATATGCTACTGCAACAAGTTCCTGTGTTTCAATTTTATTTTTACCTATAAATCTTTTAAAAATTTCTGATGCAACAGTTGCACTTGTAACTGTATCACTTGCAGACTTTTTTCCTCTTGTAACCCTTAATTTAACTTCAGGAACAAGATTTTTTAAAGTACTTAATTTACCAACACCAGCAACAATAATTTCTTTACCAAATTTATATCCTGATAAACTTACAAATTCAGAAGGAATTTTTCCAGCAATTTTGCTAAAATTAGCAAATGTTCCATCTTTAGATCTTGTTACACGATAATCTCCTTTTCCAAGTTTTCTGTAACCTCTTTCATCTTTATAACGAGCATCCCTATTTAAATAATCACCAACTTTTTTCTTTTTTGTACCTGAAACAACCCTGATTTTTACATTATGACTTTTTGTGTCTTTATGGGATCCAGTTACTTTTTTTGATGCAGCTTTCTTTTTAGGTGCAGCTTTCTTTTTAACGGCACCAACTTTTTTTCCATATATATGGGCAAATGCTTCTTTTAAACTTACACCAGTTTTTTTGCGATATTCAATCGCTTTTTTAAACTTGTCCTTTGCTATTTTTTGTGCCTGTGTCATAATATTATAATATTAAAGGTGAAAGGAAAGTGGTTATTTTTTGCGACTGATCAAATATATTACCAATGCACCACCAATAACAATGGGCAAATAATTCATTTTTTTAGATCCATCAGCATTGAAATTTTCAGCTTGATTCACAATTCTATCAACTTCATCCTGTGAAGCCTGTTCCATTTGTGCATCAGTTTCCAGTTTCTTTTCAACTACATTTTTAACTTGTTTTGCCAAAACCCTTTTACCAACTTCGGAAACTTCCTTAACATCAATTCCCAACTTTGCTAAAAATTCAGCTAATTTGATCAAAATAGGTGCAGCAGTGGCAGCAGCAGCAGCAGTTCCAGCAGCAACTACCCCAACCTGACCTTCAGAAGCAAATTCAACATCAGCACCCAACAATTTTTTCTTTTTTGATCCCTGTTCAACTTTTCTCAAAAGTTCATTCGGGTTCCCACCTAAATTTTTCCACCAGTTCTGCGTTTCATCAGCTCTATTGGCAAAAGCATTTTTCAATTTAGTAGCAAGTCCCATAAAATTAAGACCTACCAACAAAAGAAAAGATCCCCTTGCTGGTGCAAGTGCAATTTTTAGAACAATTTTCTTTTTTTCTTTGGGTGCAGCAGTAGTAACCGCCTTAGCAGCAGTTTTCTTTTTAGCAGCACCAATACCTGAAACGGAATATAGTGGCATAGTGGGTTCTTTATCTATTTTATGATAATATGTTTTCCTTTCATTAAATTTTGATAACACTGGATCAATAAAATATTCATTACCATTTTGATCCTGAATAACTGCGAAAACGTGGTGCGGAATTTCATCCAGCAGTTTATAACTGGCAAAACGATAATAAATTTTGTTATTTATTAATCCTTTGCGTTTCAAACTATCCAATACACCCATTATAAAAAGTGCATAGTTTTTGCAGTCATTTTTTCCCAGCGACAAAATTGCACTGGGCGACATTATGCGTTGGTTTTTGTCAGATTCTATTTTGTACCTGACATTCTTTTTGAGAAATTCAAAAAGTTTCTTTGCAGTTTGAATACCATCACCTGAATAAAAATCTTGACTAATTTTATCATATTCACTTGCATACATTTTGTGTGCAGAAAGCATAGCAGATATAATATCAGGAACTTGCTGATCCCTGACCAACATTTTGGAGTTTCCTCCAAAAGATTTCAATCTACCAAGTAAAATATTTTTCTGCATTAAATTAGATTCGCTTTATAGTCAAACGGAACTACAATTCCATCAAAATTTCCAGTACCTTTTATCGTGTATTGCAGACCTTTTTTCAACCATCCCTTTGAAGTTATCAACTGGAGTATTCCAATAGTAGGTGAAGCCTGTATTTTTAATTCAGATTCTGAACGTGCAGCAATTTTTTGTTCACCAAAACTTGAAAAATCAGCTATTAATTTATCCCCAAGATATACTTCACCAGTAATGGCGGAAAGTTTTGCACTTTGCCCAGTGGGATTTTGAACACCAAAAATTAATTCAAATTTTTTGTTGGCAAAACGCAATTTTTTAAAAATCAATTTTGTTTTTGCAGCAAGTTGACTTTTTCCGAGTAAATACCATCCTGTCAACCCCGCTAAACCGATTAAAATCCAATTTTTCATTTTCAAAATTTTCAAATAATTACCCAAAATTAATAAAAAAAATTCAAAATAACAAATTTAGGTCGGATTAGGTCAGAAAGTAGGTCAGTTTATAGGTACACCCGCCCCCCTGTAAGGGGGGCGGGTGTCCTACCCCTCCTTTCCTGAACAAAATTGACCAACCCGAAAATTGACCTAAACTGACCGAAATTCATCTAAAATCACTTTTCCTTCACCTTTGATATAAAAAAAAGGGGCAAATTGCCCCTTTTGCGTTTGTTTGCAGTGTTAATGTTTGTCAGGATGCCACTGTAAGGTATTTTCGTGCCTCAAATTCCTTCGTTCTCTTGCAATATAGGTTCACATACCAACCACCACTTTTGAGGGCAAATTTGAGCAGATTATCCACGTTGTTAATATTCCGATATTTTCGTGGTGCAATTCCAGTTTCAGGTTTAAAAAAAATAATGGCAGTGTAAAGTTTCATTTTGTTAGAAATTTTCTATTTTTGCAATGAAGGGAAAGTGGTTTTTCGTTTAGAAAGATCATTTGTCAAGTAGGGATGGGCGACCATCCCTATTTTTTATATGTTTCGTTGTAATATTTTTCTGAATCCCAAGATTCCTCTGCCCCTTTTTCATAGGCATTTTCAATCTGCTCTTTCTCCATTGCTTTTGCTTGTTCAATCATTCTTTTAGGTACATTAAAAAACATAGAATTAAAAATATCTGTTTTGATTTCATATGATTCTATTTGTTCAATCAACCATTCAACTGCTGTTTGTTGTGCCATAGTTTATTTTTTATTTTTGTTTATACAATTCCCCAATTTTTAAAATTGATCCATCATTGATCCAGTCCTTTAAAATCTTTTTGCAAGTGGTGGAACCCTTCCCTGTAAACTCTTCAAGATCCGAAAGCATTTCAGAATATTTGCGTGGTTGAAATAGTATCCTATTGACCAGGCTTGTTTTTTCCATTCCGAAAATATAGGTTCCTGTTTTTTCATTTGCAGTATTTACCTGATTCCAACTGGATCCAGTATAAGCAATGGAAATAGGATTAAATTCTTCGGATGATCTCAAAAATGTAGCGGATAGATCAATAGTTTTGTTTTCCTTGTTTCTTTCAATTTTTAATACTGATTGAGATTTCCTATCAAGATAGGATCCAATATGACCAATAGAATTTTGATCTTTTTTTCCTAAATGAAGAACACAAAGGATCAGTAAATTGTGAATTTTAGTTATTTTCTTTAACCATTGAATTAAGTAAAAACTTTGTTCAACTGAATTAAAATCTGAAATAAGATCTAATATGCCATCCAGCACCAATATTGAGCAGTCAGGATTCTCCTGTAAATAAAGTTCAGTCATTTCCTTTATTTCATTAGGTGAATCCTCTTTGAATAAAAAACTATCAAAGTTATGTGGTAAATGATCAGTTATTATTTGTTGCCTGATCCTGTCCAATACCCTGTAATAATCAAAATCGCTACTTTCAGTATCAATATAGCAGATCCGCTTCCTGTTTGGAGGAAAGTTTAATTTCATTCCAAAAATATCCCAAGTTGTAAAAGCAGATGCAATGGCAGAAGTAATGAAAGTTGATTTTCCTGCCTTTGGTGCACCTTGAAAGCATACTACCCCTCCTGCACACCCAATGACTTTAGAATCAATGGTGAAAATGACTTGTTCATCTTGTGGAGTGTAATTCTGCTTAAATTTTCGGGATAACAATTTTTCGTGTAGATCATTTGTCATTGGTTTACACAATTTAAATTATTATACTACTTTCCTTTTCTCCTTTAGTTTCAATGTATGCACAAAATTCCTCTGCTATATTATAAGATTCACCAATTATGTATGTAATATCTTCAGGTGAAAGATCTTCAATTTTATTTTTGCGTAATTGTGCAGACAGGATATTAAGTGCAGTTATTTCCAGTTTGGACATTCCCGCCATCAGTATCACCTGACCAAATTTGTCTTGCATTGGATGCACTGGCATTGCTGGTAGATCTTTGTTTCTTTGCGACATTTTTATTTTGATTTAAGGTTAAACAATAGGGGCAAAGTGCTTTACCTACCTTGCCCCTGTGTGTTGTTATTGTGAAAATTTTTAAGCAATTAACGCACCTCATTTTGTTTTGCGGAGTTGCGATCGTTTACAATTGCTTCATATCTCACAAAATCTTCCATTGCGTACTTCATTGAATATTTACGCAAAAAATATATTTTACTTAACCCTTCACTGGGATATTCAGTAGTAGATAACAAAATAAAGGGTTCATTTGCTGAAATAAAAACTTCAAAATAATATTTGTTTCCGTTAATTGTGTAAGGCTTCATACTAAAAATTTAATTTAAGTTGCATAATTTGTTGTTCATATAGATCAATACTTTCTTGAATTAATAATCTTAATTCATTCACCAAAGATATATCGGTATCAAGTTGAATCAAAGAATGTGTTTTATTCCCTGAATCAAAATGAATCCTGATATTGTTTAAATTAGGCAAATTTTGGTAAATTTTCAAAGTATCAATTTTTTGCTGGATATATTCAATCTCCAGCATTGCTTCCCGCAAATTGTTGAATAGTTCCATAAAATTAATTGTGTTGCATTTCAGCATACCTTCCAAAGTGGTACCCTATGTGAAATAATGTTAATTCGGAAGTATAAAAAATTTCTACTTTACCGCCTTCCAGTTCAGTAAATGGGATCCTGCGATTGTTCAGGAAAGTAATCAGACCATACAGGTAATTGTGAACAATTATGCTCTTTTCTTTTTTTTCTAACATTGCTAAAAAATTTAAGGATTGATAAAATTTGTAAAATGATCAAAAGGAATATTGCAACTGGGATTCCTATCAATATCAGGTATAAAACCGATATTACCCAGGCACAAAACCTGATCATAAATTATCAGCAAAGCAGATTAAAAGACATCCTAAAACAATTAGGATAATTTGAATAGCAGTTTTTTTCATTGTTTTTCGTTTTTGAAAGTTAAAAAATCATTTGTTACTGCGAATCTAAATTACTTTTTTTGAATTTTCCAAATTTTTAGACAAAAAAAAGGGGAAAATAGAAATTTTCCCCTGAAAAAACACCTCAATTTATGAACCTATGTACTATTTTAAGAACAATTCACGTTCTAATTTTCGTCTATTTGTTAATCCTTTAACCTCTTTTCCTTGCACTTTATTCCATTTTAAAAACTGATCAGCAACCATCTTTTTATCTGCACCTGAATTTAACAACCTTAACAAAGTGCTGGAAGCAAATGCACCAGTACCAATATTGTAGGCAAGGCTTACCAATGCAGCTTTCATATTTGCAGTAACAGGAACCTTAATCAATCCCTTTATTTTCTTTTCACGTTCTGCAATATCTTGTTTCAACCATCTTTCAGCAGTAGCAACATTAATTTTATCACCTTGTTTGATTGCCTGTCCTGTGTCCTTATTGATCGTGGAACCAAAACCAATAGTCCAAATTCCGCCTGTATCCGGATAACTTGTTAGTTCAAGACCTTCAAACTTTTTGATTAGATTAAATGCACTCACTTTTTTCCCGAATAATAGGATTAATATAACTGCAATACCAATATAAATTTTTCTTTTATTGGACATCATTGTCTTTTGCCAATAGACCAGTAATAGCAGCAGCAATACCAGCAATAATAGTTATCCAGTTTCTTTCCTGAATACCATCTAAAATAAGGGATCCACCAGCAATGGATCCAAAAAATGAAGTTTTAATGTTTTTCAATATTCTCTGCATATTATTTTTTTTTGAGTTGTTTAATACCAACTAAAATGGAAATTGTACAGGATATTGTACTGGCACCCAAAAATACCACGTTTGCCAATTCAGAAATATTCTGCACTCCCAATAGGGAAAACAAAATAGTGCTGAATGTGGCAACGTGCGTAGGATCAGTATTACTCTGCATTTTCCTCTTTAAATTTTTCGGCAATCTTATTAAATGCCTGAATTGCAGTAAATGATTCATCAATTTTGATGAATACACCCTTTTGAGTTGCAAGATCCAAGATAGCTTTAATTACTTCCAATGCCTGTTTTTCGTTCATTTTGTCAATTTTAAATGTTAATAATTATATCAAAGTTAGGTTTAATTCAGTTGCAATCCATTGGTAAGCTGCCAAATTAATATCGGTTGCTTCACCCCAAATGATATAATTTTCACCTGAAATAGTGCTATTGCCTTCAGAAAGTTTAGCACCAGCAGTATCCGGTTCAGATCCACTTGCCAAAATTGACCAATAGAAAGTTGCACTATCAAGCAAATTGTCATTGATAATATAGGCACTTAACCAAGATCCTGTTTGCTGGGAACCATTAACCCAAATTTGAATAGGTTGAATTTGTTTCATTTTTTATATTTTAATTATTTAATAAAGCAATTTTATATGTAGTACCATCACAATTTATAATCAAGTGCTGACCTGATGATCCACCAGCAGTTCCAGATGTTTGCCCATCAATTCTAAATGATCCGTTTAGATAAAGTTTTTGACCATAATTTGTACCTGATCCGATTAATACATTACCATCAGTAGTTGTTTCCATAATTGAAAATAATGTATTTGTTGATGCTTTATATCTATACCAAACGAACTTTCCAAAATCGGCATTATCACTTGTTAGAAAATAACTATTTCCTCCGTTATGTGCAATATTTAGTTGTTGATTAGTTCCATCAATATCTTGTAATTGCAAAATCGCTTCACCTGAATTAGATATTCTTGCATTACCACGAACTTGTAATTTATAACCAGCATCAGTAGTTGTTCCTATTAATAAATTTCCACTTGCGTTTAGCGTCATCGCTTGGGTAAAGGAGATTGCGTTACCTGCGGTGCCTGAGGAGGCGTTGTAAAAACGATGCTCACCTGATATTTGCATCATTATAGATGCAAAATTTGTAATTAAATAACGATAATTTGTACCATCATAATAAGCATTACTACTTAATGCTGTTATTCCTGAACCCGCATATAAACTACCTATATCACTAATTTGTATTGCTTTGAATACACCCCACGCATTCGGAACTACTCCGATACCAAGATTTCCTATCGTATCAAGCCTCATTTTTTCAACAGGATTTCCAGCACTATTTGAAGTGCTAAATACTATTGGATATGTTGCTAAAGTTCTAATTCCAAATGTTCCATTTGTACCATCTAAAAGAAAATCACCACCACTATTTGCTACACTGTTTCTTTCAAATAATACCTGAACATATCTACTGCCATCATTATTTAATTTTAATGTGTTTGCGTTTCCACCAAGTATTTCTAAATTATATGAACTGGGTAAAGTACCGACACCAACATTTCCACTAAAATATCCATTACCAGTAACTTGCAAACGATTACCATTGTCAGTAGTAGATCCCAAAAGCATATTTGCAGCAAAGTAATTCTTATCACTTGCCCCAGCTTGATATATTCCCCAACGATTCGTAAATGTGAATCCAGAACCATAATCATCCAATGCGTTAATTAAATGACTATATGCGTTGGTAATTGTAAGTGTACCACTTGCCCCACTTGGGCGATAAAATCCTAAGTTTTGCTGAATTGCTGCGTGTGTAATAGTACCCGAATTAGTACCTTGATATTGAACTTGTGCTATATTTCCCGCCATTGCCCTAATACCAGCAGCCTGTGTCATTGTAATAGTAGATCCAGCAGAACTAAAATCTATTGAATTTACTCCCAATGATCCACTTGCAACATTTGCCTGTGCAAAAGTTGCTGAACCAGCAAATGTTTG